ACTCTTTCCAATAGAGCGACCTTTGAGAAAAAATTTTGGGAGGTGAAGACGGGTGACTAAGGTACCAACAAAAGAAACAATCAAAAGGCAAACAATAGCAGATATGAAAGCGCTAGGCATATATAAAAAGCAGTACGGGCGACTAATTGACATATATTCGGGTCTGGTCCATCAATATTTGACCTTGAACAAAAAATTTGAAGATGGCGACTATCAGGTCCAAGCTACTACAGACCAGGGCAGTCCTAAAAAAGCGCCTATTGTTGCAACCCTAGAAAATTTGAGAAAAGACATTTTGGCATACTCCGACCGTCTTTGCCTCAACCCGAAGGCGTTGGAAAATGTAACTGCTGAAAAAGAGCAGAAATCAAAATTAGCGAGTGTGTTGAGTAACCTTGAAAAATAAATATAAAAATTATGACATAGTAATGGAGTATGCCAGGTCCATTGTCGAAGGCAGGAAAGTGGCTTGCAGAGAAGTTGTTCAGATGTGTCAAAGGTTTTTGCAAGATCTAGAAAATCCTGCTTACGACTTTGACCCAAGGGACGCAGAATTTGTTATACAGATAATCGAAAAGACGTTTGTTCATCAGAAGGGCGAGGATATGCAAGGCCGACCATTAAGAGGTCGTCCTTTTTTATTAGAGCCGTGGCAGAAACTTATCATTTATAACCTTTTAGGTTTTTATTATAAAGGCACGAAAATACGCCGTTTTAAAGAAGCATTCATAATGGTACCTAGAAAAAACGGGAAAACGCCGTTTATAGCAGCTTTGTCTTGGGGATTAGGTTTATTAGAGCGTAGGTCTGGTGCAGAAATAGTTATCGTAGGTGCTCTTTTAAAACAAGCTTTACAAAGTTTTAATTTTATCCTCTATAACTTGAAACAAATGGGGGAGGATAAGAATTTTAGGATACTCGATAATAATCAGGAACATTCTATCAGCGGTGAGCTTGGCGATGGGTACCTGAGAATTGAAACTATCGCTGGAAACTCTGATAGAATGGACTCTCTTAATACCTTGATACAGATACTGGATGAGCTCCACCTATACAAAAATGCCAGTCAATATAACACGATAAAGGAGTCTGGAAAAGCATACAGAAATAGCCTTTGCATTGGAATAACAACAGCTGGCGACAATCCGAATTCTTTCTGTTATAACCGAATGAAATATTGCCAGAAGATACTAGATGGAACAGTGAAAGATGAGCAATATTTTGTATTCATAGCTAAAGCAGACGAGGATCCAGAAACAGGCGAAGTAGATTATACTAATCCTATTGAACATGAAAAGGCTAACCCGAATTATAATGTATCAGTATCAGCGCAAGAATTGATGAACGATGCTCTCCAAGCCCAAAACGATCCCCAACAAAGGAAATCATTTTTAGCTAAATCACTGAATGTCTATACTTCATCGATGAAATCATATTTCAACATTGAGGAATTCAGAGCCAGCGATAGGAAGTATAATTGGACATTGGAAGAATTGGCAAAGCTCCCGATTGAGTGGTATGGTGGTGCTGACCTTGCCAAACTTCATGATTTATGTGCAACTGCACTATATGGTACATACAAAGACGTTGATATAGTAATTACTCATGCCTTTTTTCCCATAGTAGCGGCCCATACGAAAGCGGAAGAGGACAATATTCCGCTGTTTGGATGGCAAGATGACGGCTGGCTGACGATGACAAATTCACCAGTTACCGACCACCAGGAGATAGTCAAATGGTTTATTGACATGCGCAAGAAAGGTTTTAATATCAAGCAAGTTGGTTTTGACCGGAAATTTGGCCGAGAGTTTTTCCTTGAAATGAAACGGGCAAGTTTTCGAATAGAAGATACGCCACAACTTTACCACTATAAGTCCGAAGGTTTCCGGCATATTGAAAAGAAAGTGAAGGCTGGCAAATTCTATTATTTGCACAGCGATGCTTACGAATATTGCGTTCAAAACGTTCGTGCTATAGAACAGGTAGATGATGCAGTAAAATATGAGAAAGTGTTGCCCACGCAGAGGATTGACTTGTTCGACGCCTCTGTTTTTGCTTGCATGCAGATGCTGAAAAATCTGGCCAAGTCTGGCACAGCTAAGAAATGGTTAAAAGGCGGTGAATAAATGGGAGTATTTGATAAGTTTTTGAGAAAACAAAAAACGAGGGCAGAGCCAAAAACAGCTTTGGAATGGTTTCTGATGAATAACTATGACACATTGGCAGTCCCTGGATATACCCGACTGTCGGATAATCCGGAAGTAAGGATAGCGGTCCATAAAATAGCAGACCTTATTTCGTCCATGACGATTTACTTGATGCAGAATACAGAGGACGGGGACATAAGAATCAGGAACGAATTATCTCGGAAAGTTGATATTAACCCTTACAGCCTGATGACCCGAAAAGCGTGGATGTACTGGATAGTTCATACCATGCTACTAGATGGCCAAGGCAACAGCCTGGTTTATCCTAAGCTAACGGCAGATGGGTTAATTGATGAACTGATGCCTTTACAGCCTTCTAAAGTCAGCTTCCTTGCGACTGAAGAAGGGTATCAAGTGAGATACGAGGACAGGCTATATAACTATGATGAGGTGCTACACTTTGTTATCAATCCGGACCCGGAGGACCCTTGGAGGGGCAGGGGTTATCGGGTAGTGCTGAAAGATATCGTTAACAACCTCAAGCAGGCAACTGCCACGAAAAAGAGCTTTATGTCCGGTAAATATATGCCCTCTCTTATCGTGAAGGTAGACAGCTTAACGGCAGAGTTAGCCAGCGAGGAAGGTCGGGAAGGCGTGTATCAAAAATATCTTGAATCCAGCGAGGCAGGACGGCCATGGATTATTCCAGCAGAGTTATTAGAAGTGGAACAGGTGAAACCGCTTTCCTTGAAGGACATAGCAATAAACGAAGCAGTAGAGATTGACAAAAAGACAGTAGCTGGCATATTTGGGGTGCCTGCTTTCTTCTTGGGTGTTGGGGAGTACAGCAAAGATGAGTACAACAATTTCATCAACTCCACTATCCTGCCGCTTGCTAAGAGCATAGAACAAGAGCTGACCAGGAAGCTGCTCTGGAGTCCGGACCTGTATTTCAAGTTCAACCCACGCAGCTTGTATGCCTACGACATAAAAGAGTTGGCCGATGTAGGAGCCAATATGTACGTCCGGGGCATTATGACTGGGAACGAAGTAAGAGACTGGTTGGGCATGTCGCCGAAAGAAGGATTGTCCGAGTTGGTTATCCTTGAAAACTATATACCACTTGGAATGATAGGCGACCAGAAGAAACTTATCCAGGGGGGTGAGGACGATGGACAGGAAGATTAAGCAAACCCGAAGTCTGCAAACGGAACTCAAAACAAGGGTAGAGCCTGATGTCCAGGATATGTATATCGAGGGTTATTTTGCAGTTTTTGGCCGCGAAACAGAACTTTGGCCGGGGGCTTTTGAAGAGATAGCGCCAGGTGCTTTTGATGAAACCTTAAACAACGACATCCGGGCACTCATAAACCACGACACGACATTGGTGTTAGGCAGAAACAAAGCAGGGACGCTGGAGCTAAAGGCTGACAGCTATGGCTTGTGGGGGCGCATAAAAATCAACCCAAACGACAGCGATGCGGTGAACCTTTATGAGCGAGTAAAGCGAGGGGATGTGGACCAGTGCAGCTTTGGTTTTAACATCCTAGAGGAAATTACTGATTGGCGTGATGACGGGACAGTTAAGTGGACTTTAACAAAAATAGACCTTCATGAGGTTTCAGTTTGTACTTTCCCAGCATACGAGGAAACGGGGGTGCAGGCAAGGAAGGCTGAAGTGGAACAGCATCGACAAAGGCTTCTTGAGGCCAAGAAAAATAAGTTAAGGGAGAGGATGAGAAGATGCTTAAGCAGTTAATGATTTCCAAAAAAATTGAGCAGCGCAAAGCTGTGTTGGCAGAGCTGGAGGAACAGGAAAGGGGACTAGAAACCAGGGCTGAACAAATAGAAGCAGCGCTGGCAGAGGCTCAAACCGATGAGGAGATTGCAACGGTCGAGGAAGAAGTCAGCAAGATTGAGGTCGAAAAGGAAGAGCTCAAGCAAAAGAAAGCTAATTTGGAGGCCGAAATTGCAGAGTTAGAGAGCGAGCTTGAACAGCTCAATTCTAAAGCGCCAAAGAATAATGAAGGAGGCAAAAGAGATATGAGCGATAAGTTAGAAGTTAGAGAATTAGTTAATGAGTATGTAAGGACTAAGCAAATAAGACAGGTTGAAGGCTTCAAAGTAGTAGATGGTGGAGTACTTGTACCTGAAGAAATATTGGCACCGTATAGAAAGCCTGAAGATGTGGTAGATTTGACAAAATTAGTGAGAGTAATAAAGGTAAATAGAGGTTCAGGAAAAGTTCCAATAATCAAGAAATCTGGCAGTAAGATGGTTTCTGTGGCAGAGCTAGAACAAAATCCAGAGCTAGCTAAACCAACTATTACTGATGTAGCTTATGATATTGAAACATACAGAGGATATATTCCAGTATCTCAAGAAGTCATTGACGATGCTGATTTTGATGTAACTGGATTAATTGCAGAAGAAATCTCAGAGCAAGAATTAAACACTAAGAATAATGCTATAGTAGAAGTGCTAAAAACAGCAACTCCTAAAACAGTTGTTGGATTAGATGAACTAAAAGCAGTATTTAATAAGGATATTAAGAAAGTTTACAATGTAAAAGCTGTTATATCTGCATCCTTGTATAATGTGCTAGACACTATGAAAGATAACAATGGTAGATACCTATTGCAAGACGATATAACCCTTGAAAGCGGCAAGAGATTGTTTGGTAAAGAGGTTATTGTACTAGACGATGATGTTATTGGCGAAGCGGATGGGGATTTAGTAGGATTTATAGGTGATTTAGAAGCTTTCTGTATGTTATTTGATAGAAAGAGTGCAAGCGTAAAATGGGTAGATAACGATATTTATGGCCAATTACTTGCTAGTTATATAAGATTTGATGTTCAGAAAATAGATGAAGATGCAGGATTCTATATTACTTTTGAGCCAGAAACTCCTGAAGCATAAGGAGTTGATTTAATTGAGAGTTAAAATATTAAGAAAGTTTAGAGATAAATATACTAAAGAAGTCTACGAAAAAGGCGACATAATAGAAGTAACCAACGAGCGGTATGAGGAAATAAACTCTACCGCTCATGGTATTTTAGTAGAAAAGTTGGATGAAATAGACCTAGGAAGCATGACTAAAAAAGAATTGATAGAGTATGCGAAAAACAAAGGGATTGAGCTAGATATGAGAATGACTAAAGCGGAAATATTAAAGGAGTTGATGTAATGAATACATCAACTATATTAGATTTAGTAAAAGCAAGGTTAGGCATAACTACAAATATGAGAGACAATTATATAAAAGCTATTATTGAAGGTGTAATTAAGGAGTTAGAGGATGAAAAGGGGTTAGCATTGGATGATGCTAATCCTTATCATTTAATGTTTGTTGTAGATTATTCAAGTTGGAGATACCAAAGTGTGAACGCTACACAAATGACCTCTGTAAGTAGGCCCTTACCCATGCCAAGGCATTTACAGTTTAGACTGCATAATCTAATGATTCATGCAGCCAAAGAGAGTGATGAAGCATGACTTATGACTATGAGTTAACACTTATTGGATATGAAACTGACTATGACGACATAGGGCAAGAAATAAACGTGCCAGTAGAAAGAAAAATACTATGCGGGATTAAGTCTATTGGAAGAAATGAATTCTATGTAGCAGCACAAGCAGGGTTAAGACCTTCTATTACTTTTGTTATACATGGCTATGAATATAGTGGAGAAAGAGAAGTTGAATTTGAAGGAGAAAAATATAAAGTGATAAGAACGTACATGAAGGACTTTGAGGAAATAGAGCTTGTGTGCGAGAAGGTGATTGGTAATGGTTAACATATCAATAGACCAGCTGGCCAACGAGATAGCGAAAGGCCTCAAAGAGTATTCGCAAGATGTAATAGAAGGAATAGACAAGGCAAGTGAAAGAATAGCAAAGAACGCAGTAAAAGAATTGAAGGCTAAATCACCGAAGAAAACTGGAGAATATGCTAAGGGATGGGCTAAAAAAACAGAGAAAAAGTTTGGAGAAACAAATTCTCACATAATCTACAACAAAAATAAACCTGGATTAACCCATCTGCTAGAACATGGTCATGCTAAACGAGGTGGTGGCAGAGTGCAAGGCAAACCTCATATAAGGCCTGTAGAAGAAATGGTTATTGAAGAATTTACCACAGAAGTTGAAAAGGTTATTAAGGGAGGTTAGAATAATGACACAAGCTGAATTATATAATTTGCTAAAATCAACAGGTCTACCAGTAGCATATCATCATTTTAAAACCCCTCCTAGCCTTCCTTATATAATTTATCTGTTTACTTACTCTAGCAATTTTGCAGCAGACGGCAAGATATATAAGAGATTTGATAATTATCAAGTTGAATTGTATTCAGAAAAGAAAGATTTAGAAAGTGAACAGTTGTTAGAAAATGTTTTTGACGAAAACGATATTTATTACGACAAGTCAGAAACCTACATCGAAAGCGAAGAGATGTACCAAGTTATTTATGAAATTCAAATTTAGGAGGTATGAAGATGGCAAATAAAGTTAAGTATGGGCTTAAAAATGTTCATTATGCGGTTATTACAGAAGGTGAGGACGGTTCAATTACCTATGGTACTCCTGTAAAAATTCCTGGGGCAGTAAGTATAACTTTAAACCCTAGAGGTGAACGTTCAGATTTCTATGCAGATGATATGTTATATTACACTGCCAGTACAAATGATGGTTACGAAGGCGATTTAGAGGTTGCACTGTTCCCGGATGAATTCAAAAAAGATGTGCTTGGGTACAAAGAAGATGCAAACGGAGTGCTTTTTGAAGATGCTAATGCAATACCCAAAAACTTTGCACTGCTTTTTGAATTTAGTGGCGACAAAAATGCAGTAAGGCATGTTTTATATAATGTAAGCCCGAGCAGACCTAATTTGCAGAGTTCAACAAAAACGAATACTTCTGAGCCTCAGACAGAAACAATGAGTATCATCGCAAGTCCTGCTCCTGATACAGGAATGGTAAAAGCAAAAGTAGAACCAGGACAAGCACAATATAATACTTGGTATCAACAAGTATATACCTATGTAGGCCCTGTAGAGGAGTGATTAGATGGAAAAAATATTGACGATAGATGGGCGCCAGGTAAAATTCAAAAGCACTGGCGCCTTTTTGCTGAAATATAAAGCGCAGTTTGGTAGGGATGCGATACAGGACATTCTCCGGCTTCAGTCCGCTATTGACAACAAAGGCCAGATAAAAAATATTGACACTCTCGATCTAGAGGTGTTCTATAATCTTATCTGGACGCTAGCCAAAACTGCTGATCCAAACATTCCGCCGCCGATGGAGTGGCTGGACGAGTTCAGCGAGTTTCCGCTTATGGATATTATCCCGGAAATAGTTGATATGATTTTCTCTTGCCTAACTTCTACTGTGGAAAGTAAAAAAAAATAGATGCAGATGAAGTCCCTTTCGAGTTGACGACAGAGTTGGTAATGCTTCGGGCACTCGAAAGGGGCTTAACCTTGTGTGATTTTGAGCATTTAACGCTTGGGATGATTATCGGTTTTATAACAACTTACAACAACGAACGGCTGGGGGATGAGGAAAAAGAGGACAGCGTGAGGATGGCAACGCAGGCAGACTTCGATAGGTGGTGAGACTATGGCCGGCAAAATTAAGGGCATAACCATTGAAATTGGAGGAGACACCCAAAAACTCAGTAAGGCCCTAGAGGACGTAAATAAAAAGACCCGTGATGTCCAGTCTGAGCTAAGACAAGTTGAACGCTTGCTAAAACTGGACCCGAAGAACACCGAACTTCTTGCCCAAAAGCAAAAACTCCTTGCAGAGCAAGTTGAGAATTCCAGAGAAAAACTAGAACGGTTACGTGCAGCGCAAGAGAAGGTTGAGGAGGCATTCCGCAAGGGTGAAATCGGAGAAGAGCAATATAGACACTTCCAACGACAGGTTATCAACGCCGAACAAGAGCTAAAGAAATTTGAGAAGCAACTGCGCGAAACTGGGCTGACAGCCGAGCAAGTCGGGCAAAAACTCAAAGACGCCGGTCAAAAAATGACCGATGTGGGCAAGAACCTGACCATGAAGGTTACTGCCCCAGTTCTTGCCATAGGGGCCGCGGCAACAAAGTTGGGCATGGACTTCGAGGCGGCGATGAGTGAAGTGGCCGCCATTTCCGGTGCCGCCGGAGAGGACTTGGCCAAGTTGGAAGCACTGGCCAAAGAGATGGGGGCCACCACAAAGTTTAGCGCCAGTGAAGCCGCTGAAGGCTTGAAATATATGGCTATGGCTGGCTGGGATACACAGCAGATGCTAGAAGGTCTACCAGGAGTATTGAGCCTAGCCGCTGCTTCTGGGGAGGACTTGGCCCGGGTTTCCGACATCGTAACTGATGCCATGACTGCCTTTGGTATGCAGGCCAGCGAAGCCGGGAAATTCGCTGATATACTTGCGGCGGCCAGTTCCAACGCCAACACTAATGTAGGGATGTTAGGCGAGAGCTTCAAATATGTTGCTCCAATTTTCGGTTCTCTGGGATATTCGGCAGAAGATGCGGCGCTTGCGCTAGGCCTGATGGCGAACGCAGGTATCAAGGCCAGCCAGGCCGGTACTGCTCTTCGAGGAGCCATCACCCGGATGATGAAGCCATCCAAAGATGCGGCAACAGTGATAGATGAATTGGGCTTAAAACTCACTGATGCAGAGGGTAATATGCTTCCGTTTCGGGACGTAATGGACCAGCTGCGCTCCGCCTTCGCCAATCTGACTGCTGAACAACAAGCCCAATATGCCGCAACCATATTTGGCCAAGAAGCCATGTCTGGGATGCTAGCCATCATCAATGCCAGCGAGGGAGATTACAACAAGCTGGCAGCAGCCGTTGATAGCAGCGCTGGCGCGGCGCAAAAGATGGCTGACATCATGCAGGACAACCTAAAGGGCCGCCTGACTGAACTAAAAAGCGCTCTAGAAGGCGTGGCGCTCCAACTGTACGACCACCTGCAACCGGCACTTGAAAATCTGATTGAGATTGTGCGGAAAGTGGTGGACTGGTTTGGAAATCTCTCCCCGGAAGCTCAAAAAGTCATTGTTATCATAGCAGGGCTGGCAGCTGCAATAGGCCCACTACTGTTGGTTTTTGGCCCTTTAATTTCAACAATCGGGACATTAATAACCGGATTAGGAGCTATGTCTACAGCAATGGCTGGCGGGGCTAGCATTGTAGCAGGGCTTACTGCAGGGTTTCCTGCTCTGGGAGCAGCTATAGCTGTTATAACCGGGCCTATTGGCATAGCTATTGCAGCCATTGCCGGTCTTATAGCTATAGGCGTGTCGCTCTACAAAAACTGGGACAAAATCAAGGCCAAGGCCGCCGAAATATGGGTAGCCATTGAAGATGCTTTCAGCAGTGTTGTCGATGTTGTTGAGTCTGCAGTTAGTGATATGATCTCAGCTGGCAAAAACATCGTTACTGGCATTTGGGAAGGTATTAAATCAATGGGGACGTGGCTTTATGAAAAAGTTGCTACTTTTGTGAAAGAAAACATTGTGGGTACTGTAAAGAAGTTTCTGGGCATCGCTTCCCCTTCCAAGGTCATGGCCGAATTTGGTCGCTATGTAGCCGAAGGTTTGGCTCGAGGCATGGAGGAAAGCACTTCCGAGGTTGCCAAGAAAGCACAGCAGATGGCACAGGCCATTAGCAATGCGGTACAAAAAATGACCGGCGAACTGTCCAATGCCTTGAATTTGTCCAATGCAAGGCTTGAATTACAGAAGGAGCTCCTGAGTGACAACGCAGAGGAAGCTGAAAAGCTGGCATTAGAACTAAAGAAACTTAACAGCGAAAAGGATTTTCTAATTAAAAAGATTGACATTCTCTCAGCTGCTTATGAAACCTCAAAGGAAAAGCTTGGGGAGAACAACGAAACAACCAAACAGTATGCTTATGAACTAGAAATGGCACAGATTGAACTCCAGAAGATGGAGGTATCCATTAGGAAAACAAGTGTTGCTATTGAAGAGCAAAAGAAGAAAGCTATTGAGGCCGCAAGGCAGCAAGCCCAGGAATTAAGAAATCTTGCTGACGAAGTAACCAATGTTGAGAAGAAATATCGGGAAGATTTAGCTGCTGCCGCTGAAGAATACCAGAAAAAGGTGCAAGAAGTTAACAATAAGCTTATCGAGGATGAGCGACGGGTCTCAGAAGAATATGAAAAAGCCGTTGAGGCTAGGGCAAAATCTCTAAGGGACTTCGTAGGGCTGTTCGATGCCGTCACCAAGAAAGAGATCTCCGGCCAACAGCTTCTTGAAAATCTCCGTGGCCAGGTAGCGGCCTTTGAAGATTGGCAGAAAAACATTCAAGAATTGGCCGCCAAGGGCGTTGATGAAGGCTTAATTGCTGAACTCCAGGAGATGGGGCCGAAAGCCGGCCCTGAAATCGCTGCCCTTAATACTCTAACTGATGAGCAATTAAAAGAATACGTTGCTCTCTGGAAGCAGAAAAATGAAGAAGCACGGGCAGAAGCAGTCAATCAGCTACAACAACAGCGGATTGAAATGCAGCAGAAGTTAATGGAAATACGCATGGCCGCCTATGAACAGTTAGAACAATACCGCATTGAGTGGGAGAAAAAGAACGCCGAAATCCGTAAGAATGCAGAAGAAGAAATGAAGCGGATCGAGCAGAGATTTAAGGAAATCAGCGAAGCAGGTTCAAAATATGGAATCAGTCTGATGACCAACTTTATCGGCGGCATAGAGAGCAGGTTTGAACAGCTCCGGCAAACGCTTGAAAACATGGCCGCTATGGTGGACAGCTACATGCCGCACAGCCCTGCAAAGAGGGGGCCTCTTTCTCGCATAATGGAGTGGGGTCCTGCACTTGTTGATAGCCTGGTGGACGGCATCCGCAGGAGCTTGCCGAAACTGGAGAGCATCATGAAAAGTATGGCGAATATTCCTACTGCTAGAGCAGTACCCATTCTCGCCGGGGGCAGCAATACGACATACAATTACAACACTGGCGGTAATACAATCAATATCACCGTCCAAGATGGGGAGGATTTGTTAAGGACGCTGCACAGGTTAGGGGTGAGGATACCGTGAGCAGGCATCTTTATATAGCGGGGGTTGACAGGATAGCTGATTTAGAACGTGGGAGCCTGCGAATTGAGCAGGCTCTTACTTATCAAATAGATACTTGTTCTTTCAGCGTCAAGGGCGAACAGCCTGCTGAAGGGGAGGAAGTTATTGTTGAGGATGATGAGCTTGGAAGGTTGTTTGCTGGTATCATTGTGAAAGTTGAGCTGGGTAGAACATTCCCTGACAAATCAATCAAAGTTTGGAATGTAGACTGCGACGACTACACCGCCTTTCTTGATCGCCGACTAGTGGTTGAATCCTATGAAAATATGAGCGCTAGTGATATCTTTTTGGACATCGTGACCAAATACTGCCCCGGGTTTACCGTTACCGGAGTGCGTCCCGGCGCGCCGGTAATAGAATCAACCGGCGCTGAATTTGAATACAAGCCTCCCAGCGAATGTTTTAAATGGCTTTGTGATTATGTCGGGTGGCACTGGCAACCGGACTACTACAAAGACCTACACTTTTTCAGCACAGAAGAGTTGGCCAACCCTGCGCCAATGGTTTTGCGGCCCGGAGGGAAATTCAGGTTTGGTAAACACAGCATAGACACCCAGGGCCTTCGTAACCGGGTTTATGTTCGGGGCGGGACGATGCTAAGTGACCCCTGGACATATGAGGTGCAGGCGGACGGCTCTGCCCGTGCCTGGGTGCTGCCGCACAAACCGCATGATATCCAAGTGCGGGTAGGCGGGGTGCTAAAGACATGCGGGATTGAGAATGTGCACGAAGAAAGCGACTATGACTTCCTCATGAACTACCAGGAGAAGTATGTCCGCTGCTCTGCCCAGACCCCCACCCCTGCGGCTGGCACTACGTTGAGCTTCACCTACCGCTACGAGATAGACGTTATCACCATGGTAGAGGACATAGCTTCACAGCAGGCCATAGCCAAAGTACAGGGGGGCGATGGCGTCTATGAACACGTCATTGTAGACGATTCGCTTACCACCATTGATGCCGCCGAGGCTGCAGGGTTAGCCGACCTGCGGGAACATGCCAACCCACGGGTGAAAGGTTCGTTCGAGACTGAAGTCCCCGGCTGGGCGCCTGGCCAGCTGGTGACGATAAACCTTCCTGACCGAGGCATAACGGGCACCTTCTTGGTACAGAAGGTGGTCATTACACCCTGCACGGCAGAGAAGTGGACTTTCCGAGTGGAGTACGGTGGGCGGCTTCTGGGCATCGCGGATTGGTTGCGGTCCCTATGGAAAGCTCAGGAGAAAAAGAAATTGGCTGATACGAATATATTGCACAAATATATGTACGCACCCGACAGGGTGCTTTTTGTTGATGAGGCTGTTCTTTCCGAAAGAACACGTCCTTGGGTTGTGGAAGAAAGTTTGCTTGGTAATTTGACTTTAGGAGGCTGATAAAATGGCTGAAAGTTATATTCAATTACCGCCTGATAGTACAGGGAAGAAAACGAGGTCGAGGCTTATTGCGGCTGGCGGCGAGGCAGTTCATGAGCAAGCTGTTTGCCTGCCAGGGCTACCGACTTATTATATTTGGACAGACCCGATTACGTTTGCCCAGAATAAAAATTTTCTGAGCATTTTCAATAATCAGGGTTCGGGATATATTCTGCGAGTGCGGGCCCTGCAATTAATCAACTTGCAAACAACATCTATTTCAGGCGTGGTCTGCCAGTTTGACATTCACCGGACTACTGAACAAAACGATGGAACCATAATAACTCCGATAAAAGCAGATAGCGCTAATCCTGATTTCCCCAGTGGAATAATTGTTGCGAAAGAAGCGACGGTAGTAACAGCTGAAAAACTTTGGAGTTTTGTATGCGGCAATGATGAAGTAGCAGCTTCATCGACCTGGAGATATGAACAGTATGGAATTTTTGGTTTCGGTGGTTTGGTGCCGAATTTGCCTGATACTCAACCGCTTACTTTAAGACCAGGCGATGGAGGGATAACAATTCGGCAAATAACCAATACAACAGTAGGGAGTTTTGGAGTTTTGGCGGTTGTCACATTGGAGGCGGTGTAAGATGCTCGTAACTGCAACTGAATTCGCAATGCGGTGGGGTGAAGAATATCCACGTATTGAAAGTGTTGCTGTAGAAACGATTGGCAGCAAACTGAGGCTCATGCTTGCCCCTTGGGAATCTATTGCCCCGGGACTTCAATATTGCACAAGCGAAGATGGGGAAGAATGGAACGATTGGGCAGATATGCCTATATTAGGCGCTGTTGATGTGCCTTATCCTGGATATTTCAAGTTTCGTTGCATCTATGCCCCTGCGACTGTGCGGTTTTATAACTTGAAAACAGCAGCCGAAGCCGACAGCCTAACGGGGTTGACTGTTGTTGCCGGTGAATGCGAGGTGAGGCTGATTGAATGAGCCGCTTAGGATAAAGGGAGAATGGTTTTTTGAAATAAACGAGCATGTCCTTGGGCCGTACCAAAACGCCATAACCCAGAAGGGGTATCAGGCTATAGCTGACATGATAGGAAAATTGCCCTCACCATATTTGGTTGTGGGTAGTGACAGCACACCGGGGGAAACGATTATCGAGGTTTTCCGTAAAGCAGTTTCGGCTGTGGTAACGGAAGGTAGAATGGTGTGGTTCAGAACACAGCTTTTACCTACAGAATGTAATGGAGATTTTAATAAAGTAGCAATTTTCTACGGAGCTTCCGATAGCCCAGGAAGTGGAACAATGCTTAATTACCTGGTGCATCCTTGGAGTAAAACAGCCAATCAAGTAATGACGGTGGAAGCCAGGATAACGGTAGGTGAGTAAGAACATGGCTAAATATCCTTTGTTTGCGGCGGTTAGCGGGCAGACAATTCTAGATGAGGCATTTTTCCGAGCAAGAGATGCATTGAATGACTTCCTATTGATATATGAGGGAACGCAAGTAGATGGTAAAGTGGGAAGCGGTATAACCGAATATCGCCTTGACCAGTACAGCTATGCTATACGGTTTAAATTAAATAACGTGAACGAAGTCAGTCGAGTTGAATTGCATATTCGCAAGGAAGGAGAGGGGGCAGACTTAATCATTGCTGTAGTCGAAGGATTTAATCCGGATAGTAGTAATGATGGAACTTTGTTAATAGAGCGTCTTGTGCCGAAGGAGTTTATACCGGAAGGGTATACCTGGATAAGTATTCCGGTAGGTTTAGAAGGACTGGTTAGAGATGCGTATTATTGGCTTATCGTTAAGCAAGCAGGCGATAGTGCCAATAATATCCGGCTGGTAGGTGAAACAAACCAAGATACGCTATACCCAGTATGGAAAAGGGCGGGAGATAGCGGTGCCTGGACGGCGGAGAATGCGATACATTTCAGGGCATTTAGTGGAGAAATTGGTGAGCTCGTACACGGAATATATGGAGATGGAGCGTTGACGTGGGTTGAATATAGTGGTGAAGTTGTTAGCAAGGTCTACCGCTACTTGCCTGACGCTCAGGGCGGGCCAGGGATAAGGGATATCCAGACATATACCTGGTTGGGCGAGTATCTGAAGAAGGGAGTGGTGAGTTAGTGTTTGGGATGATGGAGGCTCTACTGTCGTTTTTGCGAAGGCAGGTGGGATTGCGGACGGATACAGCAGACCCGGCGGGGAGTTTGCATGCGAAGGTGGGCGATATTGCCGCTAATGTGGCAAATGTTGCTTCAAATGTTGCTTCAAAGGTCTATGCATGGAAGGAAACTAACCCATATATTATTATTCAACAGGTTACGCCTGGATCGACCGCCACGTTGCTTAACATTTCTTCTGGTTCAGGTTTTCTGCTTGGTGTGGAAGCATTTGCATATCAGGACTCCTCTGATAATACAATAGCATCTGTCAGCATCACGATAGACGGTACGAATAAGACAGACGGTTATCAACAAATTGCACTCACATATAGTGCGAGCAAAACAGGTGGTAGCTCTAATATGGGGATTGTAGGGCCACTCCGCTTCAATAGCAGTATAAATATTCGAGGACGAAGCAGCAACGTCGCGGGAGCCGCCACAGGAGCTAGCACGCGCTGGGTAGTGACATACTGCT